GGGCGCCATGCTGGCCGGGCCGTTGTGGCTGGGCACCATGTCGGGTGTGGGCAGGAACAGGTCGGGCTCCAGGGCCTGTTCCAGCCGCTGCCACATGCGCTCGGTGAACTTGTGGTGGTCCAGCGCCTGGCTCACCCACAGGGCGTACACCATGGTGTCCAGCGGTTCGTTGCGGTCGCGGGTTTTCACCCAGCGGTGCTTCAGGCCGCTGGCGGTGCGCACTTTGCGGCGCACTTCGCTGGTCAGGCCCTCGTAATACTCGGTGGGCAGGCCGGCGCTGAAGTGGATGTAGCCAGGCCCGGGGTGCTTGAGCTGCAAACGGGCGAAGATGAGGTCTTTGGCCGTGTCGGTGCCCACCCACCACAGGCGCACGCCTTTTTTCAGGATCCGGCCTTTGGCGTTCACGTCCACCAGGGTGGCTTTGCCTTTGATGGGCTTGCCCTCTTGGCTGTCGCCCTTGAGCGCAAAGTATTTCTCGGCCGCGTGCTGGCGGCAGAAGTTGTAGACCTGGTGCGTGTGGTTGCCACCGGTGTCGATGCCCACGCCGCTGATGCGCATGGGCGCGCCGTGCCAGTGGTGGAAGGTGGTCTGCAGGTAGGGGTACAGCAGGGTTTCCCAGTCGTTTTCGTTGCCCGGGTCGCCCGACAGCTCCACGTAGTCCACCAGCCAGGTTTCGTCGTTGCGGCCCACGGCCAGCACCGTGACGGCCCACCATTTGTCCTGCGTGTCCACGCTGGCCACCAGGTCGAGCCCGCCCAGGGGCACGCGGCGCAGCGGATAGGGCTCGGCGCGGCGCTTGAGTTCGTGGCTGTCGGTCTCGTCGGCCTCTTCCTTCCAGGTCTGGCCCAGGGTTTCGTTGACGAAGCCCTCCAGCGGCGCCTTGTCGCCCTTCTTGGCGCACTCGGTGGCGTGCAGCCATTCGCGCACGATCACGGCCCACTCGGTCTGCGGGCTGTAGGCGGTCCACACATGGAAGGCGGCGTGGCGCGGCGGCACCGTGAGGCGGCAGCCGGCGCCGTCGGTCCAGAAGTACTCCCCGTTGGCCAGCGCGTGCAGCCGGTAGTTTCCGCAGTCGCTCACCCAGGTGCCCTGCTCCCAGATGGTGAGGTAGGTGTCTTGCGTCAGATTGCCGTGGCAGTGCGGGCAGGCGTGGTGCACGGTGCCTTCAGGGTCGGCCGCGTCCCACTTGAAGCCGTGGCGCACACCGGTACCGCCCCACTGCAGCGGGTGCTCCACACCGCAGTGCGGGCACGGCACCTGGTAGCGCATGCGCACCATGGCGGCGTTGAAGCGGCGTTCGGTGTGGTCGGCGTCTTTGATGCGGGGCGTGCTGCCGACGATGGCCTTTTTGTAGGTGGCGCCTTCCACGCGCTTCCACATCAGCGTCCAGGGGTCGGCGCTGCCTTCGATCTTGTCGTCAAAGCCGCTGAACTCGTCGGCGCAGAACCACTGCAGCGTCATGCGGCGGTAGTTGCCGGCGCTGGTGCCGCCCTTGAGGTACAGCATGGACCCCAGGAACTTCTTCATGTTCAGGGTGTTGGCCTTGCTCTTGCGCATGAAGGCAGGGAACACCTTGCTGATGGCCTTGACGTCGCGCAGCATGGGCTCCAGTTCGGCCTTGCAGAACTCGTCGCTGTCGGCGTCGGTGGGCTGCCACACGCAGCCGTTGCGGCGCTTGTGGGCGTGCTGGTAGGCCACGAAGGCCAGGAACATTTTGGTGTTGTGGGTGGGCACCATGGCCCTGGTGCACAGGAACAGGCTGCTTGGGCTGTCCACCTGAATGCAGCGCACCGGCACGCTTTGCACGGGCTCCACGCTGACGATGCGGCGGCGGTGCGTGATGCCGGGCTTGTCTGCCGCCTTGACCATGGCGGCTTTTCTGGCCAGCAAGAACGGGTTGCAGCCCGGCGTGGGCTTGAAGTTCACGCGGTATTGCGTCAGGTGGTGCGCGTGGCCAGGCTGGCGAACACGCAGCGATGCCTTGATGCCCAGGCTGGCCAGCAGTTCGTGCACGCCGTGGGCCAGCTCGGCGCTGGTGTTGTTGAACTCGGCACGCCCGTCGGCGCTGATGGTGCCGTCTGAGTCCATGAGGCCGCGCAGCAGTTGCAGGCGGGTGGCGGCATCGGCGCGCAGGTAGGCTGCGGGAATGTGTTTGCGCGCGGTCAGCCCGAGGCTTCGAAACACTTTGGCCCATGGGCTGACGGGTCGGCCCGTGGCAGGCACATCCAGGAACAGGGTGGCGTTGTCGGGGTGGCGGCTGTCGATGTAGCGCACCTGCACACCGATGCCTTCGGCGCGGATGTGGTCGGCCGTTTCCACGTCTGACCGGTGCTGTGTGATGCGCGGCGTGACGCGGTGGCCGTCGCCCAGCCACAAGCCCAGTGTGTACGGAGGAATGGGCAGGCCTGGCGCTGCAGGCAGTTGCAGTGGCCGGCACACCGGAATGGCAACGGCCGACCGACCGCCGCTTGTGCGCTGCATGGCCGCCAGCTGGCGGGTATCCACCACGCCTTCGAAAGTGGCGGTTTCCCCGGGCTTGGGCCGCCCCACGCGGCCCTGGCCGCGCTGGCCCAGCAGGTATTCCATCGCCCGGTCGGTCTGCACCCACCAGCGGTGCCCGGCATCGGCCACCACGGTGGTGCCGTCGCAGAAGGTGATGTGGTAGCAATCGTGGTCGGTGTATACCGGCGAGACGTACTGCACCCGGCACGGCGCCCCGTTTTCGTCAAACACCTGGTCGCCGGGTTGAAGTTGGCCCATGGTGCTCCACCCTGCCGAGGTGGGAATCGGCGTGTCCAGCGCCAGGGCGTAGCCCACCCGGGCTGATTTGAGAACGTCCACCTCTTCGATGTAGTCGTCCCCCATGGCGCACAGCATGCCGCGCTGGTAGGGGTAGGCGTTCCAGCGGGTTTCGTTCTGCGATGACTCGGCCGAGAGGTAGAAATGCTTCTGCGCCCACTCGTACAGCGTCAGCGGCTCGGGCGCCTTGAGCGCTTCCAGGCCGCGGCGCACCGCGTCGCGGATGGCCTTGCGCTGCGCGGCCAGCAGCCCGGCCCAGGTCTGGGCCAGCAGTTCGGGTGGCAGGTCGCGGGCGCTCATGGTCAGATGCCGCCTTCCTCGTCGCCAGCGGCCGGCTGGGGGAACAGGTCGTCACCGTCCGGCGCAGCCTCTTCGTCGGGCTCGGTGAGCAAATCGAGCGAGGCGCTCACCGCCAGGTCACAAGCCTTGGACACCGCGGCCTGCACCTGCTTCAGCGCTTCGGGCGTCAGGTCCGGGCACAGCTTGTGGATGACGCCGGGCAGCGGCTCCAGGTGCCCGCCGATGCCGCGGCCGATGCTGGCCAGCACCTGTTCGATGGCGGCAATCGGCGCGCTTTCGCCCTGCTCCATTTCCAGCTTCAGGCGCGCGCGCTGGGAGTTGATGCGCGTCAGCTCGGCGCGCTCGCGGGCCAGCTCGGCGTCTGACCCGCGCCCGGCGGCCACGCCGCGCATGTGGTTGCAGTAGGCGCGCATCCATTCCTTCAGCGACTGGCCCGGGTGCAGCACGCCGCGGCCTACCATGTCGCTCACGGCCTGCTGGGTCACGCCAATCCAGTCGGCAAACTCGCTTTGGGTGACGGGTTCGTAAGGGTTCACGCCGAGGCCCTCCCCGCCTTCTCGATCACCCGCGCGGCCACGTCGCGCATTACCGACTGCCACACGGCCGGCGCCTTGTCCTTCACGGCCTGCGTCACAACCTTGGGCATGTCCAGGCGCTTTTTGTAGGCGGCGCGCGGCATGAACACGAAATACTGCTCAAGCCGCTCGCCCTTGCGGCCGGCCCGGCGGTACACGCCCGGTGGCAACCAGCCGCCACCTTTGGCCAGCGTGTTGCGCCCCTGCCCCACGGCGAAGAACTCGCTGGCCACGCCCATGCGCGCGGCGCGTGCCTGGCTGGCCTTGCTGATGCCTTTGAGGTAGCGGTCGCCCTGCTGGCGAATCTGCAGCGATCGAATCACCTGCTTGTAGTAGCTGCCCGGCACGTTGCCGAAACCATCCTTTTTGTCCTTCATGAACGAGCCGGGCACCATCACCCAGCCGGGCGGCAGAAAGCCGCGCTTGGACAGCAGGAACTCGGTCTTCTTCTGGTTGCGCCGCGCAGCACCCAGCGCGCCGGGGCGCATGTATTCGCTGGTCGGCTTGCCGGCGGCGTCGTTGGAATTGGGAATGCCGGTGACGGAGCGCAAATCCGTCTTGGTGGCCGGGCTGAACAGCACCCGCTTCACGGTGAATGGCGTCGGCCGGTCGAACGCCTGGGGCATGGCGCGCTGCGTGGCATCCGCACCCACGCGGGCGAACTCGGTGAGCATGCGCGCGGCAACGCCAGGCAGTTCAGCCTGCAGCCGCTTCAGCGATCGGGTGACATGCTTGTAAGAAACGGATGAGTTGATCATGGTGGGCGGGCCTGCAGCGCCGGCCTGTTGCCAGCGATGGGCGCAATTTGCCCAAAAAAGCAACGGTGGAAAACTCAAAATCACCGAGCCACCACCCACCCCACACAAAACAACCCCCCTAGCATCCACCCGCAACTAGCGATTTCGCGCCGCCGAATGCACCCTCGGG